CTTTTTTGAATCTTTTCTACGGCTTGAGAGAATTCGTAAGGGTCGATACTCCATCCGGTTAAATCAGGTTTACCTTTAGGCATCAAATTCTCTATATCATAAGCTAAATCAATATCTCCTGATATAGGTTTCTTACCTGCTGAGCCTAATTTTTCAAAAGATCTAAATGAAGATGCTTTTTTAGGATATATTCTAGATAATTCATTAATGAACATATTAATAGTTGGATCAATGAATTGTTTTTTAATTGGTGAAGTTCCACCGAATACATTTCCTCCTTCTATTAATACTTCTTTTACTATATCTCCTAATTTAATCATTTATCTATTTTATAATAAATAGTTATATTTAATCTAGTTTGATCGTCGTAGGTAAAGTCTCACTATGAGGCTTCATTTCCGGGTTCTCAAGTCTATATATTTCATATATTCTTTTGAACATTTCGAAATTCTTTTCGATATGACCTACATCTTTGATCTGCCAGCCTTTACCCTGCATTTTCTTACCTTGACCATCAGCACCTCTAGTATGGGCTTTTAACCAAATAATGCCTGTTTGAGTGATAGGTTCGTTATGAGTTTCATTCCATGCTTGAGCATATGCTGCAAGCTGTAAGTCATAACTAGTATGCAAGTAATTAGATGTCTTAATATCTAATAACCATAATTCACCGTTTAATCTACAGATAATATCTCCTGTTCCTGCATATTCATGCTCGTCAGAGAATAAATGATATTCAATTGCAACTGGTTCTGGTTTATAAGTATTCCAGAAATCGGCAAATCTTAATATCATTTTCCATGTTAATAGATTATATACAACATTACCTCTTTCATCAATCCAATTTAATGTCTCTCCGTTGATTAATCTTTCAGCAGCTTTATGAACTGCTGTACCTTCTGCTGCAGCTCTATTAGCTATAATCTCAGCATTATGACCAACATCTTTTAACCATCCATAGAAAAATTGATTCTTAGGAAAGTAGTTTAATACTGAAGTTACAGAAGGATAAAACTTATCATTTCTTCTATAAAAACGAGTATCTAAAATGTTAATCTGTTTAGAGTTTTCGCTATACTCTACCAGTCTTTTTACTTTAGGATCTTTTATAATATTTGAATCCTTAAGTAATTCTAATTCATTCTCCATAATTTAATTCGATTTTTTTAGCGAATAAGTCGCCAAAAGTAAGCTGGGTTGCTTTGTGTAGTAATTTAGTGAATTCTTCAAAACCCATATCTGACGGATCTTTACCCTCTAGTTCTACCAGATATACTTCTTTGCCAAGATTTAAAAGCTTTTCTGCATGTTTTAATGCATCTTTTAGAGCGTCATCATCTAAAGCGATATATATTGTTTTTACATTATTTTCTACTAATTTCATCATCAATGCCTGAGGAATAGTTTTTCCGAATAACGGAATAGCATTACGTTTGATAGCCAGAGCATCAAACATTCCTTCGCATAAAATAATAGGTGTATTCCAATTAATAAAATACTCTAATCCTATAATTTCATTCTTATTACATCTAGGAGTATTATATTTTCTAACCGGGTCTTTTTCAAAAGATCTTGAAACGAAGTAATTAATCTTACCGTTTTTATCATAAGAAGGTATAACTAATGAATTAGCATATCTTCCGTTATCACAATAACCGATATTATATTTTACGATATCATTTCTAGATATCTTTCTTTGACGGGCGTAATTTACGGCGTGTTTTAACGTTACAGAATTTCCGGCCGGACTAATTAATGATTTAAATTCTTTAGGAAGTTCTACTTTGAATTCTACCTTAGTTTCCTCTTCTCTCCCTACAGGTAAATATTTGATATAAGATTGTAACTCTTTTATCTTATCCTTAGAGACATCCATTCTTTTTAGGAGAGAATACATAGATTTACCTTTACTATCACAAGTCCAGCAATGCCATGTATTTTCACCTTTAGAATTAGTATTTAAGTCTATTTCTAATTTAGGTTTATGGTGATGGCAAAAAGGACAAGTAAAAGCATAATTAGATCTAGAGGTATGTTTCCCCTTACCTAATACACTTTCTGCAAAGCCTAATAAAACCATAGTATTATTCATAGCTTAAATATAAGAATAAATCTGCAGTATTCAAACTAAATTAGGTCTTTTCTATAGAATTTACCTAATATATTGTCGTTGTATGATTCTACTGATAATACATCATATTTCATTTGATAACATATTTCATAGTATGTTAGCTGTTTTTTACTGAAGCAATAATGTAGTATTTGTCTGCTAAATTTATCTTCACCTACATCTTTAATATCAGCTAAAAGTTCTTTAGAAGATCCCATATAGGATTTCCAGTTACTTTCTTTAGTTACAAGCTTTTTAGTAGGTTTTCTACCAGGGCCGGTTTGCTCGGCTAATTCTTTCTTGGTAAGTTTTTTATTAGTATTGGAGTATAAAGATTTTTTACCAACATAAATTTTATTATTTACTTTATTAGTTATAAGGTAAACAAATCCTATACAATTTTCAGGAAAATCCTCTAAGGATTCAATATGATGAAGATTCATTACCTCATCAAAATAAAACCAATTATTCATTAACTATCGTATTTTACTATAAATGTTACGTCTGTGTTTGAAGGCATTCTAAAAGGCTGGGCTAGTTTTCCTACAGCTAATAATTCACTTGCAGGACTATATAATCCTACTGTTGTTACATAAGGATCAAATTCAGAACCTGTTACAAAATCATATAATGAACCAGATGAACCAGTAACTGCAGATGGATTCTGAGTTAAATTAAATTCATTTTCATTTACGTGACATCTTATTTGATTCTCGTATAATGTTACTTCTGATTTAAATGATAATGTAAATGACATAATTTATTAGCATTGAGTTAATGTTCCTGGAGAGGAGCTTATTTCAGCGTTACATAATGACCCTATACATGCATTTGATGCTTCATAAGTACTGCTATATGTATTAGTTCCTGTAAATATAGTTATATTATCTGGCCCACCGCATCCTAATCCGAAATCTACAGTAAAGTTGAGATTACTTATAGCATTAGTAGGGGTTTGCGATGTACAATTATTTACTATTGTAATAGTATATTCATAAGTAGTTACTAATCCTAAATCTCCTTCTCCTGTACAATCTATTAATGCATTATGTAGGTGATTGTGTAGGAGTTACTGATATTCCTGCTGTTGTTGAAGGCGTAGGTGTTTTACTTATAGATATTGAAGGTGTAGGTGATGCTGATGGTGGTGGGTAAGGTGAGCAGCATACGGCAGTATTACTTGCTGATGAGAAGCTAGCTACTACTGGGTTGTCTTCTGAGTAGTAAATTAAAGTAGGAGTATTTCCTGGTTTAACACATATTTGGTTGGTATAACTTCCAGCAATTAATCCCAAGCTTTGAGCAGTATCATAACAATCAGTATAATTTACATATACTACTCCGTCTTCATAGGATGTATTTGATACAGCATTAGCTGTATCAGTAGATGATATAATTATATCATAATAAGTACAGCAAGGAGCTGATGTAGAAGGAGTAGGTGATATTGTAGGTGTTTTAGAAATAGATATAGAAGGTGTTACTGTTGGTGTTCTAGATACAGTTATGCTAGGAGTTCTAGATACTGATGGAGTTATTGAAGGTGTTACTGAAGGATTTACACAAGCTGAGCATGTTTCAACTGCCAATCCATATAATTCTCCTGCAAACTCTCCAAAACTAAATAATTGTACTTGGAATTTTCTTGAGTTAGATCCTTGCTTTAACCAGAAGAAATTACCTATGCCTATAGTATCTAATATACTACTGCTAGTATTTCTAACAAATGAAGTGTCACATAAACTAGTATCACTTCTACTTCCTAATATCCATGTATATCCACCTAATTCTCCATTATTACAAGCATCATTTGCACTTATTTGACTTAATGGTAAAAATAAAGTAGGGAAAGGTGTTTGTGAAGTTGAAGGAGTAACACTAGGTGTTGCACTTATAGATGGAGTTCTAGAAATTGAAATTGAAGGTGTTACTGATGGAGTAATGCTAGGTGTTGATGATATACTTATAGAAGGTGTTAATGATGGAGTAACACTGATAGAAATACTTGGTGTAACTGAAGGTGTTGCTGATATGGATATAGATGGAGTAGCTGAAGGAGTTCTAGTTACTACGATAGATGGCGAAATAGATATAGAAGGTGTTGATGAAGGTGTTAATGAAGGTGTTTCAGAAATAGAAGGTGTTATAGAAGGAGTAACACTAACTGAAACTGATGGAGTAGGTGATGGTGTAGGTGATAAAGGGAAAGTAGTAATTGGAACTACTAAATTGTTATTGCATATTCCTTTACTAACTACAGTAATCTGAGTAGCGTTTTCTCTTATATCTAAAGATACTCCTGATAATAGATCCTGTTTTGAAACATTTGTAATTAATAATCCAGTATAATTATCGTATATATCAAATGGACCGGTATCAGCTCCGATATTATTAACTACTATATTTACCGTTATTATTCCCATTTAATATAAATACTTTTATAATATATTTTTAAAATGCATTATTTTCTTGTACAGTTACTGTTGATATAGATGAACATCCAAATGTTAATTGTAATCCAGAATAAAGATTAACTGTTCTACAGTTATCTGCTTGATCAACATCTGCATAATTAAGTAAATATTGAATACTTTGGAATGTTACACTATTTTGATTATTTGTTAAAACGCCTGTAGCTAAACCGGAATCTGCAGATAATCCTACTTGTTTTAGTCCTAATCCACTATCACTTAATCCTCTGACTCTAATATTACTTAAATTAACAGGAATAGTTAATGCTGAATCTCTATAAAATTCTACTGTTACGTATGCATAAGAATAAACATCATCTCCGCAATAAGAACCGTATCTATCATAAACTCCACTATTAGTACTTACAGATCCAGAATCAAACCAGTCTACTTTTAAATATAGATTAGTGCTTGTAAATGTCGCACATGAATTAATTCCTGTAACTGAAGTAGAAGGAGTAACTGTAGGCGTTTGTGTAGGTGTTATAGATGGAGTTGCAGATATTGAAATTGAAGGAGTAACGCTAGGTGTAACACTTGTAGTAGGAGTTTTAGTAGGAGTAACGGTTATAGAAGGTGTAGGTGATTGTGTTATACTTACTGATGGAGTAACTGTTGGAGATACAGTAATAGATGGAGTAACTGAAGGAGTAACTGAAGGTGATATTGTAATAGATGGTGAAACTGTTGGTGAAGGTGCAATTGCATTAATAGGTACTGATAGGGTATTATCACATCTTCCTTTGCTAGTTAAAAATATAGTATCTGCTGTATCTTCTACTGTAAGAATAATTGTAGATAAAATTTGCTGAGTAGTTATGCCTAGAGCAACGATATTATTAAAATTATCGGTAATATCGAATGGACCTACGTCTTCTCCGAATCCTGTTGCGTATAATGTTATCTCTCTAGTTGCCATTTCTAATTAATTAACAAAATGCAATAGCTAAAATTTCACCATCAAAGTCTACTAAATATGCTACAGCTGATCCTGGTGTAGGAGCTACTCTAGCCATTGAAATCCACTGGCCGTTACCGTTGTATGCATTTCCAGGAGTTAAAGGAGTTGTATTATATATAATATCTCCTACATCTGGATTACTTCCTGATGTAAAATAGCTTCTACCGCTATTAAAGTTTGCACAAGCTAACATTTCTGTATTATACCTATTAACTGTTCCTAAGAAAGTAAATAATGTAGGAGTAGTACT